CTCCTAGCAGAAATCGACGCCGCCCTTGCGCTGGCGCGGGGAGAAGGGTGATGGCGCAGGTGGAGGTTACAGAAGACGACTTGTGGCTACTCGCCTCGGCTGCAGAAAACCTGCGTGGCGGTTCGCAAAACGAAGAGCATCGCGTTGAGGCGGCATTTCGCATAGCCAACAAAATCGACGAGCTACGACGCCGCATAGACGCAGCCCTTATTGCGCAGCCGTCCGGCGCGCAATAAGCACCAGCCTCCCACCAGCCTCCCACCAGCCCGCCATCGCGCGGGCTTTCTTTTTGCCTGCCATTAACCATCCGCACCCACAACGGTGCATACGACGCCTCACGTCGTATTAAAGGTTGCAATCTCCCATAACCGATTTAGATTCGATTCGGGCTTAGTCGCCCGGCTTGGAATAGGCGCTTACAGGCGTCGAATCGTGCGCCTGCCTGGCGGCACCGCACACCTTGGCTTCGGCCGGGGGCGGCGTTCTATGTCCGGGCTCCGGCTAAAAGACGCCGGCGTGTTTCCAACACGCGACTAACCCCCGGCTTGCCGGACAATCCAGCAAGTCGAGACAAGCATTGTAATGCGGCCTGGCGTACGAGTTTTGTCCGTTGTGCATTGGCGGAGGCGAGGCGCCCAAGATCAACAAAAACGTGAGGGCATACCATTATGAAGCGTAAGGGTTTTCCGTGCTTATGCGCGGCGGGGTTGGGTGAGCGTAACACAGAGAGCGTGCCGTGCGAGCTTCGCGACGGCTATAAGGGGCGAACGGCGTTAAGGGCCGCGTACGACAGCCAAGGTCGCTGGATGATACAATGGCGCAATCCTGACGGCACGGAGTTCGTCGGGACTTACAGGCTGCTGCCCGTTTAGCTAACGGCAGGCAGCGCTCGGCGGCCCGTTGCTAAAAACAGCGGGCCGCGCTAATAACTCCGCACCTAAAGCGGAGACACCAACATGGTTGCGATCGACGACATCCACAAGCTTGCGCCAGATCTTTTGAAAAAGTCCAAGGCGCAGTTGGAACGCGAGATTACCGAACGCCAAATGGCGATGGCGGAGATCGAGCGCGCGGAAATGGTAAAGGAAAAGGAATCCATCGCAGCCGAAATTAACCGGCACGTCGAAATGGCGCTGGAAAGCGTCAAGTTCCTAAAGGCTAACGGGCACCTGCCAGAGCGCATTGTAACAGCGTTTAGCCGTGGCGAGGTTTTTAACCCGACGTCTTTCCTAAAGACGGTAACGCCAGAAAGCCTGGTGTCGGCAACGCTGGCAAAACCGCGACGGGCGCGCATGACGGCAGCAGAACGCGAGGCTGCGATTGCGGCAGGCACGTATAAGCCAAGGCGACGCAGGACGAAGGCGGTGATGGAAGCGGCGCGTAAGTAGGCTGCCTTAAATAAGGCTCGCCGCTAATAAAGAAAGCCGCCCAAATCTTGCGAAATGGGCGGCTGATTTGTGGTGGATGGGCGGCTGATTGGAAGTTAGGCGTGGCAAGTAATAGCTATGCGCCGCCCGTCTGGCGCGGTGTGGTAGTCGACATCACAAACAGCCATCCTCTCAATTGCGTACTCCATCGTCCATTGGCTGTCCTCAGTCTCGCCTTCGGGGAAGACAATAAGCCAATCTTCATCGCCGCCGTTCGTTGACAGATTGCGGTACACCTCTGGCGCATCGTCGAATTTCCAAATCTCAAATGGTCCCATCACGCCGCCACCCCATTCACTTCTGCCCCCGTGAGCACATATCCCGCTGCGTCAACCCAGCTATCCCGATGGTCTGGCGTCTCGCAAATCCTGGCCAGCTTCATTAAGATCATCATAGGACTTACGTCCGCCGAGGTAATCTCAATGTCCCGTCCGGTATTCCGCATGTACGCAGTCCAAAAGGCGGATATGCGCTCGAAATTTTGTTCGGGGCTACCGTAAGCCGATCGACGCGCGCCGGAGACAATGCGCTTGGCTTCGTCGGCAATGGCCGTCTTGACGTCGGGCCGCGCTAGAACCTGGTCGCAGAAGGAGTCAGGTTCGTCCATTATTGTTGTGTCGCTCATTCCACCGCCTCCTTCTCGCGCTCCGGCTCATTAAGCGGCCCGTCCGGATGCAGTGGACCTTCTTCGCCGCTCGGTTTGTAATCTGGATCGGTTGCAATCCGTTTGAAGATTGCCAAAGGATCGCTCACCAAAGGCCGGAAGCGGCGGGCGTTATACGGCGCGTCAGGGTTGCGCCATTCACCACCAATGTCCGACTTGATGCCTTCAAGTTGTACGCCGAGGTATTCACCAAAAACGTAATCCTTAGTGATACCTATCCACCTGATGCGATAAACCTCGCCTTCGGTGATATTCTTGTCCTTAACAGTCGATCCGTCCGCCAAAGGCACCTTGTCGTCGATGCAGACAACATCGCAGCCAACGTACAAGTCATGTCGGGATTCGGTCATGCTTTCCTCCGAAAAAAACTTTGGGCGGATTTGTCCACGGCGTCGACCACGACCAGTTAATCCACCAGAAGCCAAAGCTTGCCAGCGGCCCGTCATACCAATCTCGTTGAAGACCTACGTAACGAAGCCGCCTAGGCAGCCAGTTCCACCAGTAGAACCACCACCAATCGTCTTTCGGGCCGCCCCAAGTTATTCCATCGCGATATATCTTCACGCCGCTTTCGGCAAAGCCGCCTCCTGCTGTGTTTCCATCATCGCCGCCATAATCCCGAACGCCTCCCTTGCCAGATGCACCTCCTCCAGCCCAAGCCGCACCCGCGCCGGAAACGCGCCGAACACCTCGACAACCAGGTGGTGGCCGGATCGGGTAAGGGTGAAGTCGTCTGTGATGCGGAGGGTCATTGTCCGGACTCGATTCTGGATGCGATAAGAGACGCGGCGAGCATGGAATCGGTGTTGCCGTAGAAGTCGCCAGCCGCCCTTCTCGCCACCTCCGCACAACGTTTACGCTCGTTTGCTATTGCGTGAGCAATAGCAATGATGCCGCCAGACTCTTTAGGCAATGTCGCCCATACTTCGGCAGCAGTCTTTTCAATATCCTCCGGTATCTCACCCATTCGCCAATTCCTCCATCGTCACATAAACAATCGGCTTGCCGGCTTCATGGAAGCGCGCAATCTCATAGGTAAGCCCGACGCTATCGCGCCAGCCGTCAAGTTTTAGGACGACCAGCGCCGACGCGGCGTCGATGAACGGCTCGCACTGGCGCTTCCAGAAAGGCCAGTCGGGTGGTAGCGCCTCGGTGGAAGTTATGAAGTGCCCGTGCGGTATGGGCGCAAAAACCGAAAAGCCGCGCAACATCAAGTAGCCCGCCGCTTCGGACGCAAACGCCGCCGCCTTATCGTGGCCGTGCTCATAGAGGCTATACGGCGAGCCGAGATAGATGAAACCTGGAGGCAGCAGTTCCAGTTGCGTGGCAACAGGAACGTATCCGTGTATGTCTTGACCGTCGTATGCGAGCGCTTCCGCCGCTTGTTCTGCGGTTAGTCCAGCTAGGAAGCCAGTCATTATCCGTCCACCCTCCACCGCTACGCGGGCCGTGTTGTCAATGTGCGTCATGCGGCTTTCCTTTCGGGGCTGTTGTCGTTGGCGGCGATTAGATTGCCGTCCCTGTCCCTCGCCTTCGGATTCGGAAGACCGGTGAGCCACGCCCAAGTCCTACCCGTCCGGATATCCAGGATTGTTACGTCATGAACGCCATATTCTTTCGCCAGAAGATAAGGTCGTTCACCGCCCTTAAGGCGATTGAATATTTCAAGAACCTCATCCCTAGTTAGCTTATGGGCAGCACACCGCTCCCCGCGATTACTTGTTCCGTGTTCAACTCGATCTTGCTGGTTTTTGAACCCCGTCCCCCATTCGAGGTGGTTAGGATTGATGCAGGCTTCATGCCCCTTGCCGCATGTATGCGTCGCCTGATGCCTGGGTGTCGGCGCTGGTCCATGTGCCATTTCGCACATTATGCGGTATGCTGGGACGTTATCTCCACCATCTCTTATGCGGGCGCATCCGTGTGCATCGGTCGCAAACGGCCAAGTAAGGCATTCATCTCCATCAAAGTTTACATGCGCCTCAAGAAATGCATGTGTCGCGCCGCGTTCCGTTCCACCAGCGAGCGGGTCTCCATATCGTCGAAAGCGGATATAGTGCTTGTTGCAGTATCCAGCCGTCACCTTAAACGTTCCTCCGCAACCCGGGATCGAACAGACCTTCATGCCGCGACCTTTCTTGGTTCGTTGTCGTTGGCCGCAACGGGCGCGCCATCAAGCATCGCCACCCGCACCCTTGACACCTCACCAAAGGCACGATGGTAAGTGATCGTCTGCACGGAGCGGCCTGAGAGGAAGCCTGCGCCGAAGTGCCAGGCATCCTGCGGTATGGGTGCTTGATGCGATTCCATAATCACGCCGTTTCCTTCAGTCTGGAATTTGCTGGCGTGGTGGATATGGAAGCCATGGACGTACCGGAATTTGGTCGCCCCCCAATCTTCGGCCCGCCTGTGGGCCATGATGGACGCCATGTCTTTTAGTTTGACCGTATGGCCGTGCGTAGCGCCAAGCATCACGGAGCCAAAGCGATACCACCAGAATAGCGAGGCATCGACGTCAACCGTCACGCGCGGCTCATTGCGATACCAGGCAAGCAGGAAGTAGCCGATTGCAACGGCGGTATGTTCATCGTGGTTGCCCTGAAGGATGCGCACCACAACCTTGCGGTTTCTGCGCAATGCGGCGTCGACGGTACGCACCATAAGGCGACCCGCGACTTCAAGGCCCTTCTGGTGCCTGCCATCGACGTCAAGCGCATTACCGGATCGCGCCGTGCGATTCTCGTTATTGTCGGAATGCGTCAGGTCGCCGCCACCGAGAACAACAGCCGTGCCGGCCGCAGGAGACCGCGCAATGGCATCCTCGATACCGGCGCCAATCACGCGGTCTGCGATCTTCAAATCCCAATTGGTTCCAGTCTCGCGCTCCCATGTTAAAAGATTCACATGCCAGTCGTTACACGGGACAAGTGTAAGCAGGTCTACGTCCGATACAGATGGCGCAGGAGCGGGTAACGCGGCTGGCTCATAATCCTCGAATGCGGCCTTCAGGATGGCGGCAACGTCAACCGGATTTCGCTCGGCCGCCGTTTTCTGCCACGACTGAATTACCCTACCCTCAGCGTCGACGAGAGCGGACACGCCTTTTACGACGTGCCCCTCCGGTACTTCAAACGGCTCCACGCCTTTTACGACGTGACCCTCCGGTACTTCAAAAGCCTCCCCATGCTCCTTCCGCTGCTTGATATAGGTCCCGTTCGGGGTGGTCGTAAGCGCGTCGATGCGGTAGCCGGGCAACGTCTCGACGCCCGGTGCAACAAGGCCGCGTTCGGCGGCTCGCTTCATGCGGTTCTGAAAGGTGCTGCGCGCAATGCCCAAACGATGGGCGGCCTCGGTATCATTGGCGCACGCGGCGCGCATGATTGCCGCCTCTAGGGCGAGGTCGTTCGACATTTCAATTGCCAATGATCGGCTCCTAGTTGTTGAACATAGGCCGCTCGGCCTGCTTGGTTTCTGTCTGTGGCCTACCGTCTTCAAAGTCCGGCGCGCCACCTTCGCCTATGCTCATCGCGATTGCTCCCGGTTCGCCTCCCGTTAGGTCCATAAGCATTTGCAGTTGTTCGGCCTGCTGCTTGCTGTACGGCAGGCGGTAATAGACAGGCTCACCTTGGCCGGAGTCGAGTAGGATCCATATGCCTCCTTGGCCGCTAGCCGAATCCGGCACTATCTTCGCGCCGTACACCGTGTACTTTGCGGCTGGCGGTTGCCAGAATGCAGGATGGCTAAGCGGCGCGAAGGATAAGGCCAGCGCTACTAATGCCGTGGGCAATAGTAGCCATGCGCGGTTGAACCATGCGAACGCGGAAAGCAGGACGGCCAGCAAGAGCCATGTGGTGGTGACGTACACCATGCTAACGCACCTCCTTATAAATCTGGTTCAGGCTCGTCATATCCACAGCACCGCCGCTAACCGTGAACCGCACCGCCGTCCTGGTTTGCTTATCGCGCACCAACTCCACCGGCCCGCTAAACAACAGCGTCGACGTGCCGTTCGCACTAATCCGCACCTCCACTGCGACCGTCACCGGCAACTCTGCGCAACTAAAACAAACGATGTTCACGACGTACTCGCCGTCCGGCATTCCACGGCTAAATGCCGTCTCGTAATTCACCGGCGTCGGATCGTTAACAAGCCCCAGGTCGTCGCGCAGAAGGTCAAAGACCTTGCCATTCTTGCGCTTGAAATAAACCGCCCTGTCGCCCGGCGCTAAGACATGCAGATCAACATCGTCGCTGTTAGGCGGCCAGCCGATTGACACGGCGATAGTGCCGGGGGGCGGTGCTGCGTCTTGTGCGGCTGGCGGGTTGATGCTCGACATAACCATGAAGATGTAGCAGCCGAGCGCCGCAACCGTGATAAGCAGCACGTCCACAAAGGCGAAGAGCCAAACGTGGTCGGCGTGGCCCCGGCTCATGACCGCAACCGATCAATAGCCGTCGCAAGCACTCGCAGGTTCATCGAAAACCACAGCGCAAGCGTCAGGCCGGTAATCGTAGAGCCGAAGGCTGTCCCTACACCGGAAAGCAATTGCGCACCGGCCTTCTGCATCCCTTCCGCGCTCGACATGCTATGCGGATCGACGCCGCCGAAGGCAGCCAAAAAGCCAATCGCGTTCCCGACAATACCGAGTATGAACAGCGCGGCGAAGATGTCGTAGAGGTGGGCGGTGTTGCGGGTTAGGATGCCCGCCTTGAAATAGCCCCACGAATGGCTGGCGTCTTTGGCGGTGGCGACGTCCGCCTTCCGTGCCCACCAGTAAGCCGACACCAAACCCACAACAAACACCGTCGCGATAATCAGCGTCATATGCGCGCCATCCGCAGCCATAATGCGCTGCACATACCCCTGAATCCACGCCCATATGACAAGGCAAATCCATGCCGTGTTGATGATTGTAAGGCGGGCGGTGGTGGTCATAGCGCCACCGCACAATAGAGGCTAAATCCGCACATCAAAGAGCACCAAAGAAAGAGAGGCATATGGTCCATGCGCATAGCGTATACGGCGATTAGCGCCTGAATTGCCGAGCAGGCCAGCGCGAATCCGGTAAAGCTATTGGCCATCACACCCTCCTTCCAAGCAACCGACAAGCAGCAGCGCTCGGCACAACAAACCCAAACACTCCCTCGTCTTCGCCCTTCTTGGCTAAAGTGCCGACAACCGTGCCAACCACGTTGCCGTGCGCGTCGAACAGTGCACCGCCAGACATGCCTCCGATTGTGTGCATGTTGATGACGTATGCCGACTTCCATTTCGGGGCGTACTCATACGGCGCGCTGGCGACGCTTCCCGTAATACGCACAAATCGCAGCCCCATCGGATTGCCGTCCGCGCTTACCGCCTCGCCAACCTTCGGCGTGCGACAATCCAGGTAAGCCGGCGTAACCTTGCCCGACGCGACATGCACAAGCGCCAAGTCATACTCAGTGTTTACCCAAAGCACGTGGCCGTTCATGCTGGCGCCTGTGTCCAGCACCACCTTAACGTCGGCCTGCGTCGTAACGACATGCGCGGCGGTAAGTATATTGCCGTTGCCAATCGCGACGCCGCTCCCGAGTCCGTCCGCAACTTCAATGCGTACTGACGGGCCTGCCTTCGTGGATGCTGTAGTGGTGGGATCAACATTCGCGGCGCATCCAACGGCTCCCGCCGCAAACGCGCACAAGATTGACGTTGCCAACATGCGTTGGCGCATTCCGCTAAGCATGGCTGTGGTTCCTTGTGGTGGTTCTTGCTTTACTGTCCAGCCATTCGCGGCCGATGTTCTGTGGCAATGGTAAGTAGGTATTTCTCGCGTATGCGTGTCAAGCACTCCCCCTATCTTCATTCAGGATTTTGCTTCGGCATCATGTCAAGTGGCAAATTTTGGCAATAAAAAAAGCCCGGCAACCTTGCGGAAGCCGGGCGTTCATAGGTGCTGAAATCTGGTATTAACATCGGCGCGCGGACTAACCGCGGCGCGCCGGTCGCGTCTCGAAGGCGCGATCGATGCGCTCCGATATGGAATCAATTCTGTTGCCGATCCCCTCAATGGCGCGAAGCAATTGGGCGGTCTGTTCCTGCATGCCGGCCTTCGTCGCGAAGGTCTCTGCGGCGTGAAGCTTATGCGCGGCTACTTCGGCGCGCACATCGGAAATGGCCGAACTGAAACGCCAATAGATGCCGCCTACCGCGCCGGCGAAGGCGATCAGGAAGCCGAGCAGCTTCAGCAAATCATCCGTGGTCATGCGCCCAACCTCTTGATGAGGTCGTCATAAAAACTCGCGCACCGCTTCTGGCGCGCATTGGCGCGGTCCAGCGCGGCACGTTCACGCTTCAACAGCGCGCGCAGTTCGTCTCCGGTGTGGATTGAGGTGTGCGGCTCGCTAATGCGGCATTCGGCTGGCCATGGCGGCAAGGTAATGCCCGCGCTTATGGCGCCGGCCTGCGTGGCGGCGCTTTGCAGGCGGTTATTTAGAGTTGCCGAGCAGCCAGTTACGGTCAGCATCGTCAATGCGACAAGCCCGGCCGCTATCGGTAATGTTCTTTTCATAGGATTCGATCTCGGCTTCGAGCGCGGCCTGCGCTCGCGCATTGTTTACTTGTTCTGCCGCCAGCTTGCGTTGATATTCGTCGAGCGCGGCTTGCGCTGCGGAGGCTTGCCTTTTGGATTCGGCTGCGCGCGCGTTGGCGGCGGTAAGCTCTGCTTGTTGGACGTAGCCAGACAATAGCGCCGTGTCGTGGTAGCTAATCCAGACGCGCACGCCGATGGCCAGGGCGACAACTGCGGCAAGACAAATAAGCGGCGTCCGGAATTTCCATAGGAGCGCCACCCACATTAGACGACAGCCGCTGGGGCTTCCTCATTGATCGCGGCTACCGCTTTGGCAACCGCGCCGTCGGCCCCTGTGGCAGCGATGATTGTAGCTACATCCGGCTGCACCGACTGCAACTTGCCGATAGCCACCTGAACCTTGGCGAGCGCATTGCTCTTGGCCGCAATGCCCTTCTGGAGCCTGTCCTCGTAGTCCTTAAGCTTGGCAAGCGAATTCTGCGCGGCAGCGGTGAACTTATCCACCTCGCCGAGCGCTTGCGATTCTAGAGATTCGAAAGCGGCGACGACATTCTGCACTTCCGTCTTGATGTCGGCTACAACTGCGCCGGTGGCCGACTTGACCCCGCCCGCCGCAGCCTCGTATTCCGCCTTGATTTTTTCTGCATCCTCTTTGATGCCGTTCCAAATGCCCATTATTGATCTCCTTGGTTGATGCCACTTAGGCACAGTTCTCGTTCTTTGGCCCTGCGGAGAGTTAATCCGCGGACGGCCCGTCCACCCGCCTTGTTCCACGCAGAGATTGCATTGCACGCGCCGCTGAGGTCTCCTGCGTTGGCTCGGCGCGCTACTGTGGATCCGCAAAAGGCGTGAGTACCGATGTTGTAGGAAAGCGAAAGAAATGCGACGTACGGTTTATCCGGAATAGCGTCCGGCTGGCTCAAGCAGGCGCGCATGCCTGTCTCAAAAACGGCCAGTGCCGCAGCAAGCTTTGCGTCGCATTCCGGCTTGGTAAACGTCATGCCTGGCTTTACGCCGCGCGTCTCGCCGTAGCAGACCGTCCACACATGCACGACGTCCGGATAACTGCGCAGGCGCAGGCCCTCAAAGCCTCCGACAAGACTAACGGCGAGCACGCCGGCAGCCGTAATGGCCCCGGCCTTTTTCAGGCGGCTAGCCATTGGTTTTCTCCTGTGCGATTATGCGCGACATAAACGCCGCACCGTTTACCAGGGCGGCAGCGACGGTCAGCGTCATTGAATGAATATCGAGAGCCTGCAGGATGCCGTCTGCAACGGTCAGCAGGCCGGCCAGCGCAATGAGGCGGATACTCCACGCGTAGCGGAGAACCGCCCGCCAGTCGTCTACGAGACGCATGGTTTTGCCTTTCAGGATGTGGTTAGGTCAGAGGGTCAGCCGTGCAGAGGCTGGCAGGCCCGGTCGATCACCCTAGATCGCTGGTGATCAGGATCCGGATATAGCCGTCGTTCGGAAAGGTCTCGACCTCGCCATCTGCATAGGTGACTTCGAACTCGCCGCGAAACTGAGCCGCTTGCTCCGTATCCGCACCGGACCAGCTATAGGACACAATCCCGTCTGTCGGATCGCCGACGATTTCGGCCGCACCGCGATTGACGACGGGTGCGCCGCCAGCCCTTGCCATGTTGAACACGACGCTGGCGTCGGTCAGGTCCACCTTCGGGTCGAGCTGGTACTTGATCGCCGGAGAGGTGTCGTTGCGCTTGATGTAGAAGGTATCAGCCATTTTTTCCTCAGATCAGGTGGCCGGTGCGGATGCTGTCGAAGAGCGCGCCGCCGGTTTGCGAGCCGGATGGGAAGGCGAGCCGGCCGGCCGACCGGCTTCCGTTGATCAACACAGGCCGCCCGACGGATGCCGCGCATGCGATCGATTCAGCATCGAGACGGTGCGTCTGCCCGATGAGCGGATTGCCGACGATGCCATGCGACGTGACGCTACCGGCGACGATGCGATGGATTTGCCCGAGGGAAGGACTGCCG